ACGACCCATACCTCAATTGGTGGACCGGAAACCGAATCACAGACAATTACCGACGGAACTTTCGTTATTAGCGATGAGCAAGTGACGAAGCGAATTTTCGGTGGATACGTTTCAGTATCCGAAGCCTCGATCGACTGGACACAGCCGGAAGTGTTGTCGCTTTTGCTCGACGACATGGCCCGAATTTATGCGAATGAAACTGATTCGTACGCTTGCCAGCAGTTCCAAGCCGGCGTTACCCAGACGGCGACACTCGCAGACGACACAAGCGCTGCCGACTGGGCCGCGTTCGTTTACGAAGCCGCGACCGACATTCTTACCAACTCAAACGGAAACCTTCCTAATGCGTTGATGGTGTCGCCTAACTATTTCCAAGCGCTCGGAACTTTGACTGATGACGCTGGTCGCCCGTTGTTCCCGCAAGTTGGACCGATGAACGCTTTCGGTTCAATGAATCCGGGATCGGTTGAATCGTCCGCTTTCGGCTTGCGCCTTGTAGTTGACCGTAACTTGGTGAACCAAGTTTATGTCGGCAATACCGACGGATTCGAAGTATTCGAGCAGGCTAAAGGCGCGATCAGTATTGACACGCCTTCAACGTTGTCAAGGACCGTCGCCTTCCGTGGCTATCTTGCGACCTTGATGATCGACTCGACAAAATTCGTTAAGCGCGCATAACTCCCGAAAGGAGGCCCAATTATGGCCGCCTACTCGGTCGTTCAAAAACAATTAGTCGATAATTTCGCCGTCCTCGTTCTCTTAACCCCAGCAGAGATCGAGGTCGGCGCGACTATCGTCGTTACAAACGTTGACGCGACATTTAACGGAACCTTTACCGTTCGCGCGCTTCCGGAATATCTATTCATAGGCGTCGATCAATACGGCGATTTAATTTATGATCCGTTAGTTCCGATCGCGAATCAAGTTCTTTACGCAAAGACCGCCGATAATGTCGAGCGTCAAGCCGCGTCTGGAACCGTAACCATTACCCAGACTTGCACTTGGATTAACGCCCAAGACCTTTACGACTATTTAGGGATAGGTGTCGCGACGCAGTCCGACGCGAACTATCTCACCATATGCGCGTCCGCTTCGTCTCAATTTTGCTGGAGGCGCAGAATGGAATCCGGCTACACGGATTCACTAACGACCGTTCCTTCGCAAGACGTCAAACTCGGCGCGATTATGTACGGTTCCGCGATGTACCGCGCCAGAGGATCGATCGAATCGTTTAATAGTTTCCAAGATATGGGAGTGGCCCCAGTTACCGGACTAAACGGAATCATTCGCCAATTGCTCGGAATTGACCGCCCGCAGGTCGCCTAATGCCAATAACCCCGACCGTTTACACGGACTTCCTAAACGAAGCCCTCGACGATCTAACGACGACCCTCCAGACAATCCTCAATTTGCAAGTGGTAAACGATCCCCGAAATATCGTTCCGCCTTGCGCGCTAATCAATAGCCCATCGATTGAGGCTTTTAACAACAAGATCGTTAAAGCGACTTTCACGGTCCAAGTAATGACCTTAGGCCCGGGCAACCTTGACGGCGAACGCTCGCTTTTGTCAATGGTCGCAAAGTTGATTGATAAAAACGTGGCGGTCACGTCTGGCCGTCCGACCAATATCGACATAGGCGGAACCGCGCTTCCGGCTTATGAACTGATAATCCCCATAATGGCGACTTCCAATTACTAAAGTAAAGAAAGAACGAAGGAGAAATTCAACATGGCTTCATTTTTAGCAAATCCAGTTATCACTATCGGCGGCGTAAATCTAACCGGATTTTGTACCGCCGCAAGCGTGACCCAGCGTTACGACGCTTTAGAAAATACCGTTTTTGGAATGGTGGATCGCAAGAGCCAAAAGGGCCTCGGAAACCATGAGGCAACCGTAACGCTTTATCTTGATTACAGCGCTTCGGCGACATATGCGACGCTTGCGCCATTGGTCGGAACCCAGACGACAATTATCGCAAAACCTGCCGCTGGCGTTGACGGGGCAACGAATCCGGGCTTTACCTTGACCGATACTTTGCTGGCCGAACTACCAGTCCTAAACGCGAGCCTCGGCGAACTTCAGTCCATAGACCTAACGTTCACACAAGGAACGTATAGCGTCGACGTCACACCATAACGACGGCCGTTCCTCGGCCCGACACAAGGAGCAAAAATGAAAGTTAAGTTATTCATCGATCGTAAAGGCGACGGCGAAAACATCGAAACCGTCTTTACGAACCTATTCGTTATTACCGAATGGGAACGAATCGAGAATCGTCGCGCGTCCGATGGGCGCGGATTCGGAATGACCGAAGTTACCGTCTGGGCTTATCTCACTTTAAAAATGCGCGGAGAAAAACTTCCCGACACTTGGCGCGAATGGGTGAAAGAGAATCCGGAAATGATTATCACTTCGGAGGATAAAACGGACGTAAACCCTACGGAGGCGGCTACCGTCGGCAATTAGCCGAATTGTTAGTCGCCTTAGGTTGGGCCCCAAAATTTTATTCCGAAACGTTTGACACTCGCGACCTCCAGACGGTGATCTATTGTTTAAAGAAAGCAAACGAAAGGTCGGGACGTGGCGCGTGAATTTAATCCCCAAATGGGCGACCTTGCTCGTATTGAGGTTTATGGCGTTCCCGAAATGCTCGCGTTATTAAAGACGATCGATCCAGCGTTACGCAAAGCAACCCAATCGAAAATGAAATTAGCCGCCGCGCCGATCCTCGCCGAAGCGCGCTCACTCATTCCGGAAGTGGCGATCGAACCGGGCGAGAAAGGTCGCAAACGTGGCGGAGGCTGGAAAGTTACCGGCCGTCTCGGATACGACGCGAAAGCCGTCCGACGCTCGATCAAGGTCACGTTTAAAGGCTCACGCATTCGAGACAAAAACGCGAACACGTTTCCACTTTTAAAACTTGTTTTAGGTTCTGCCGGCGGATCCATATTTGATATGGCTGGAAGGTCCGGTTCTGGTAATACCCCATCGGGGACCGCGCTTATCCGTAAACTACAAAAGGACCGAGGTGGAGCGTCGCGCGTTATGTGGAGATCAGTAGAAAGCAAAATCGGAGAAGTCGAGCAAGGCGTCAAAGACGCGATCGCAGACATGGAATATGCGATTAACAAGCGCGCCGAATTAGGGAACAAATAATGGCTATTTCCGTCCCCATTGTCTCGGAATGGAATCCGAAGGGAATCGAACGCGCGGTCGCCGATTTTCAAAAATTAGAGGGCGCCGGCGCTAAAGCGAATTTCGCTATTAAGAAAGCCGCGCTTCCAGCCGCCGCCGCGGTCGGTGCTTTAGGTGTTGCCCTTGTAGGCGCGACCAAAGCCGCGATGGAGGATCAAGCCGCCCAAGCCGAACTCGCTCGAACTCTTTCCATTAGCGCGTCCGCCACAGACGCCCAGATCGCCGCTAACGAGGAATTGATCTCAAAGATGAGTCTGGCGTCCGGAATCGCCGACGACGATCTAAGGCCCGCTCTGGCCTCACTCGCGAGAGGTACGAAAGACCTAGGTCAAGCGCAAGAGGGACTAAGCCTTGCGATGGATATTTCTACCGCGACGGGAGCCGATCTAACGAGCGTTTCGGACGCCTTGGCAAAGGCGTATCAAGGAAACTTTAAAGGGCTTCGAGCATTGTCGCCAGAAATGGCGAACCTCATTAAAGAGGGAGCGGACCTTAATACCGTTATGGACGTTCTCGGAGGGACCTTTGGAGGTGCTACCGCTACGGCCGCCGGAACCGCCGAGGGACAAATGAAACGTTTCGGAATCGCGATCGCCGAAGCAAAAGAAAACATCGGAGCCGCGCTTATCCCAGTAGTTGAAAAGGCGCTTCCACTTTTGACCGCGATGGGTTCATGGGCCCAAGAAAATACGACGACGTTCCTTGTTATTGCCGGCGTCATCGGTGGAATTGGTGTCGCCATTTTGGCCGCTAATGCCGCGATTCGAATCTGGACTCTTGGAACCCAGATCGCTACGGCCGCTCAATTTCTTTGGAATGCCGCGCTAACCGCTAATCCGCTCGGACTTATCGTTATTGGAATCGCCGCGGTAATTGCGATAATCGCAATCCTTTACACAAAATTTGAAGGCGTCCGAAAAGTAGTTGACAACGTGTTCGGCTTTGTTAAAGACGTCGTAATGGGAAGTATTGACGTAATCACGACATACGTTCAAACCGTCTTAGGCGTATATAAAACAATTTTCAACACGATCGCGAAACTATGGAACAACACGATCGGAAAACTTTCTTTCGAATTCCCTTCATGGGTCCCCGGCTTAGGTGGAAAAGGATTTAACGTTCCTAATATTCCAATGCTCGCCGAAGGTGGAATCGTCACGTCTCCGACTCTTGCGATGATCGGCGAGCGCGGTCCGGAAGCCGTGGTCCCCTTAAGCCGCGCCGGCGGAATGGGCGGAAACTACACGATTAACGTCAACGGCGGATTAGCGTCAAGCGCGGAAATAGGCCAGTCGGTCGTTAATGCGATTCGCGCGTTCAACCGATCAAACGGGCCCGCAAATATACAGGTTTCATAATGTCGGCGACGATCGTTCAGTCTGGCGAATATGACCTTTTAATTGATACGGGATTTGCTTTAAATGGAATGAGATTAGATGACCCTGTAAAAGGAATTTTGTCGGGTTATACAACTATGACCACACGAACAAACTTAATGCTTAACCCGAATTTTGAAGTTGATACGGTCAATTGGGCCGCAGTCCAAGCGGGTACAACAATTACAAGAATTACAACTGATGATTATATTGGAACGGCAAGTTTACAAATTGACGTTACGGGATTAATAGCCTCCGCGCGGGCGCAAACTTCAACAGTAAACCGTATGCCCGTAACCGTAGGTTTGCCGTACATGATTTCGGCGTGGGTAAAAGTACCTACTGGACAACCTTCGGTTTCCTTGCGTATCCGAACCGCCGAATACACGGCCGCTGGAGTAAACCAACAAAGTCAAATTAGTGCGGCGACCGTAGTTAGCGATACTGACGGCTGGGTGCGTTTGTCTTATTCTGATACACCAATTTCAGGAACCGTAACTATGTTGATGGGCGTAGAAATTTCTAATGCTCCCGGAAGTGCGCGCCGATGGTTGGTTGACGCCGTTTTGTTTGAACAATCAGCGAGCCTCTTACCTTATTTTGACGGCACCTATGCCGACCCGTACTCGGGTTACACGCTTACTAGCCAACAATGGAACGATGTCCCAGACAACTCAAGTAGTACAGCCACATGGGGATTAAATACGAGTTATATAGATACGGAATATATTCTCAACGGAAATATTAATTATGCTTCGGTAATTGACGGGGCGACAAATATTTCCGTTTTTCGCGGCCGTCGCGATATCGGCGATCAAGGAATCCTCGCCGGAACTATGTCTTTCGAATTGCTTGACACGACGGGGATTTTTAATCCGTTTGACGATCAAGGACCATATTTTGATCCTTCAAATAATCAACCCGGGCTCGCTCCATTACGTCGCGTAATTCTTAGCCGCGAAAACGAAGTTTTATTCAAAGGCTATATAACGACCTATTCTTATTCATTCGAACTTGGGGAACTAGATCGCGTTTCCGTGAATTGCGCGGACGATTTCTATTATCTCGCCCAGACATATCTTGACGAATGGAACGTTTCCGAACAACTTTCAAGCGACCGCGTAACTGATCTTTTAGACCTTCCGGAAGTTAACTTCCCGGCATTAGAAAGAAATATTTCGACTGGAACCGTAACCCTCGGAGGCGCGTCCGCTTATACGGTCGCCAACGGAACCTCGGTCGCGAACTACGCCGCGCAAATACAACAAGCCGAACAAGGCCGAATCTTTATAGACCGAAACGGAAACTTTACTTTTCAACCAAGACTCGGAAACACGCTCGGCGGCTCGGTTATAGATTTTCACGATAACGGCGCGATCGGAACGGCTGGATACGACGCGGTAGGAATCGCTTTCGACGCGGATCAAGTGGTCAATCGCGCTTCCGTTGAACATTTAGGAGGCGGTAGTCCGCAAGTAGCCGAGGACCTCGCCTCACAAGCCCAATATTTAATCCAGACGACCTCGATCACGGGCTCGCTTTTGCATAACAACGCGGCCGCTTTGGCCCTTGCCGAATACCTTTTAGTACCTAATCCGGAACCGCGCTTTACGGAAGTTTCCGTCGCGTTCGTTTCCCTTACCGAAGCCCAGCGCGACCTCGCGGCCGTCGTCGATATTGGGGACACGATCACTATTCAAAAGTCGATTCAGCAAGGCGCGACGTCTATCGAATTTGCACAAGAACTAGCCGTCGAAGGCGTACAGCACCAAATTAACGTCCTATCGGGCCATAGAGTCACGTTCTACACTTCCCCGACAACGATCGTCTACGAACTGATTTTGGACTCGGCGCAATATGGCCGACTTGACGCGCTCAACGTGGTTGGGTGAATTAGGATAACGCTATGGCTTTAACTACTTTTGTCGCCGGCGATGTCCTAGAGGCTCAACAACTTAACGATAGTTTTTCGTTTGTTCAAACAACGTACACAAGTTATACGCCGACCGTTACTGGTTGGACTGCTGGAAACGGAACCTTCGCAAATACTTATTACAGCACTCCGGGGAAAATGGTCAACTTTCAAGGCGCTTGGACCTTTGGTTCGACTAGCGCGGTGACTGCCACGGCGCTTGAAATGACTTTACCAGTGAACGCCGTCAGCGCTTCAAACGATCAAATTTACGGTTTATGCACGTTTTTTGATGTGTCAACAGGCGTGCAAGTTTCAGGTTATACACGAATTCAAAACGATACGGACATGTTTTTTTATTGGCACGATCCAGAGGCCGCTCCGATAGCGGTACGCCTTGAAAGTTGGATTACTGGCGTGACTTTGCCGTTTACGTTTGCAACGGGTGACAAGGTTTCGTGGAACATTACTTACAGGGCGGCATAACATGACGGATTCTTGGAACTATCGAACACCATTCGACGACCCAAACGAGGAAATTCCTTTAGAGTGGATATGGGAAAGATTACGTTTAAAGCGTGACGGTTTACTAAAAAAGTCAGATTTTAGAATTGTTTCCGACGCGCCTTGGGATATTCAACCATGGCTCGAATATCGTCAGGTTTTGCGCGATTTACCTTCAACAAATGACGATCCGCGTTTGATTGAATTTCCTATTATTCCCGAATGATCTCATGGATTCTGGCGTTTTGGTTTCTCTTATCGGTGGCGGCTTCGGTCTGGTCGGGATATTGCTCAATAAAATCATTAAAGAAAACCGATCCGATCATGGGATCGTCCGAGACTCATTAAACCGAATCGAAACAAAAATCGACGGACACTTGGAGGACCACAAATGAAACCAAAAGACAAAGCGATGATCGCGTCCTATTTGCGATCTTTTCTTGGAGCCGTAGCCGCGCTTTATATGTCGGGAATAACCGACCCGAAAGTTTTAGTTAATGCTGGAATCGCCGCAATTATTCCGCCCGTTTTACGCTGGTTAAATCCGAAAGATCCTTCGTTCGGCCGTGACAATCGCCAAGGCTAAACAAGGCGTCCCTAACGCTCGGGACTATATCGGTAACGCCGACGGTCCTTCACCTAAACCGCGCGCCGGAATGGACGCATGGATCAAACTCGCGATCGCTCATTCAAACGGCGTGTTTTTTAATAATGGTTCATACGGCCAAAGAGACGCTAAAGGTAAACCGGGAACGTTAAGCGTTCACGCGACAGGCCGAGCGGTCGATCTTTCTTATCGCAAAACGGAAAAGAATCCGAACGCAAATCGTAAGAATGCGCTCGCGTTTATAAATAAAGTTTTGGAACACGCAAACGAACTCGGCGTTCAAGCCGTCCTCGATTATTTTCCAAAGCCTCACGGCGCCGGCTGGAGGTGTGATCGCCAGACATGGCAGAAATACACGAAGCACACGATCACGGGAGCGCCCGGCGGAGACTGGTTTCATATCGAGATAACTCCGCAAGCGGCCGATTCGGTTATCTGGGTAAAAGCCGCATTTCTAAAGGTTTTCGGAGAAATCCCCCAAAACTAAACACGCCTTGACTAAGGTCGGAATCACCGACGAAGGGCTTTTAGATATGACCGGACCTCAAATTGTTAATTACTCCGTTTACATCGGATCGATGGAAAACGGGCAAGAGATACTGGTTCAAATATTTACCGACTCCGAATCGGGCGATTACCTAATGGGACAAATCGCATTTAGAACGGCCTCCTCATCGTGGGGAGTCCCTTATCCATTGGAGAAAAAATGAGTAACCCATTCCTACTAATCGGAACGTTCATTTTTGCGCTTTTCGGGATATCCGTTATGCCAGAAACAAACGTTCCAAAAGTTACAGAAACGACTATCGAACTAGCGCCTTATTTGATTGAACCGACAACGACAACAAGTTCGACGCTATTCATCGATCCTTACGCTTCGGCTTGCGAACAATTTTCGGCGCTTGCCGTGAATATCGGTTGGCCGCTTGACCAAAGAACCGTCCTTGAATCGATCATTTATCGCGAGTCACGTTGCATTCCGAACGCGATCAATAAACAAGATCCAAACGGAGGATCGCGCGGACTAATGCAAATAAACGGCTTTTGGACTCCATGGCTTATCGAGCGCGGAATCATTCAACATAAAAAAGACTTGTTACAGGCAGAGATTAACCTTCGCGCCGGATTAGAAATTTACAATTACGGCTTAGATCGTTACGGTTTCGGCTGGGGACCATGGAGCGCGACAAAATGAGCGAAGGCGTAGCATTCAACCAAGGCGAACTATCGGAGGAAACTCGCGCGATGGTTCTCCACCAAAAAGCCGTTATGGGTTTAATGGACGAAATTATGGCCATTTCAAAAAACCCTCACGCCTCACTAATCCGCGACCTAAAGCGAATACAAACGGACTACATTCTCCGCGATCCGCTTCCGGTCTGGGAAGTAGCCGTTCTCGATAAAGCGATCAAAGCGTTAGGGGCTCACTCATGAGCGAACAAATGACGATCTTTGACGCGATCCGCGAACGAGACGAAGCGATGGGAATAATCGACCAAAACACGCGCGAGGAATTTCGCAAAGACGCCCGAAACGCGGTCCTAACCGTCGGACGAATGCGCTTCACGTTTACAAGCGACGACGTATTTGACTGGCTGGATTCTCATCGCTCAACAAAAGCGCACGATCCGAGGGCATTAGGTCCGATCATGTCAAAACTTGCCAAAGAAAACAAAATCACATTTACGGGAGAATATTCCCCCAGCCGTCGGAGACATTGTTCCCCGATCCGCGTCTGGCGGCTTGTTTAACTAAACCAAAATCCGATCAAAACGACGAAAGGCTAAACGTGGGATTCGATCTCAACAATTACGAAACGGTTCACGAACGATTAGTTCGATGGTGGGCCGCATACCCAGACGGGCAAATATTGACGTCTATCCACTACTACGACGGGGACCTTGTTCTCTTTCGCGCCGAGGGATACAACAACGACGGGAAACTTATCGCGACTGGATACGCCGAGGAAATTCGAGGTTCATCGCCGGTCAATAAAACGAGCCATGTCGAAAACGGGGAGACGTCGGCAATTGGCCGCATGATCCAGAACTCGCCCATAGCCTCAACCGGTGAACGGCCGTCGCGCGAGGAAATGGAAAAGGTAGCCAGAGGCCCACAAACACGACAAACGGGCGTCTCGGAGCGTCCTAGCGCGTCTGGCGGGACTCCAGTCCATACCCCAAGAGGCGCTTTCGCGACCCCTAAACAAACGGGCTACATTTCAAAACTCGCTAAGGACGCCGGCATGGACGACCTTCGGCTATTGGAATTCATTCAACGTACAGTCGGCCGCGATGACGCGGTTCTAGAACTATTAAAGTCCCATGAAGCAAGTCAAGTAATCGAGGCCCTCAAATGACACTTTTAGAAATGATTACAGCAATAGAAAAACTTCAAGCCATTTATCTCGAATTGCGCGACGAACAAGACAAAGCAAAACAAAAGATTCGCTGGGCGATAAATCACCTATCCGAGAAAATATGGTCGGAATCGCTTTAATGAAACCGCGCGAAAACATGACCGAAGCAGAATTCAAAAACGTCGTTATTTCTATCGCCAAGCGTTACGGCTGGTTAATTCACCATGACCTACCGGCGCAAAACTCGCGCGGCAAATGGGCGACACACATTCAAGGCGACGCCGGCTTCCCGGACTTGCTCATGGTTCACCCAGTAAGCGGAAAGATCCTCGCGGTGGAGTTAAAGGCCGAGAAGGGAAAGTTATCTCCGCTTCAAAAGCGCTGGTTAATGGCGTTTGACGTAAGCGCGACGTTCAATAGCGTCTGGAAACCTTCCGACATGGAATATATTCTCTACACTCTTTCAAACTTTTAGATAGCCCGTTAAAGGCCCGACCGCTCGACGGTCCATGATCTGCCTATGAGTCGCGTCTAGGTCGAATACACGGCGTGAGTCGGGTAGATCGGCGCGCTCCGAATCATGCAAGACGAAATGAAACGGGCAAAGCGTCGAGGCGGCTCGTAAACATAATCGAGCGAGAGTTAATGAAATTAGGGAACCGTAAAGGGCTATACGGTGGGAGGATCATTACCTCATTTGACCTACAACTAAACTAAACATAGATAACAAACAACACGCGAGAGTCGAGCCCGACATGACAAACAACAAACAAACAACGAGAGCAAGGCGCGCAAGCGCCGCGCTAGAACAAGCGAAGCGCGTTAGCAAATGACACGCAAGCCCAGCGAATACGATTCAACAACATACAAACGGAACCGCGAACTAATCCTTCGCGATGGTCCGATCTGCCATTGGTGCAGGAAACGACCGGCAACAACCGCCGATCACTTACTAGAGATTGCGGCCGGCGGCGATTCAACACTCGACAACATGATCCCATCGTGTAAGCCTTGCAATAGTTCACGCGGAGCAACATTCAAAAACAAACGCGACGCACAGCGAATACAAACACGAAACCAAATACTCAACCAAAGCGAAACAAACGACACGCGAACAAATGTTCGTTTTTTGGGAGGGCAAGACACGAC